GAAGAAGCCGTCGCCGATGCCGCCGGAGTCATGGCGCGCAGCATGTGGCGCGACAAATGGAGGAGGGTCATGGAATGACGTCCGCAATCCTCATCGCCTTGGTCGGCCTGCTCTATTTCGCCGTGGCAATCGATCAATTCTGCATACAGCACAACTTTTGGGCCGGTGTCGTCTGGTTTGGCTACAGCGTTAGCCAGATCGGTCTTTGGCACATGACCATCCGGCCATGATTCATGAGTAAATACAGTATTATGACAGACGAAATCGCCGAGATAGACAAGACCATCACGCTGCTCAAGACGCAGCGCCAGAAACTTGTCGCCGCGGCGGCAAAGAAGAAAGCGGATGCGTTGTGCGCGGAGATGCGCAAGCGCAAGCAATCCAAATGAATTTTCTGATGGCAAAAGCGGGTTCGTGCAGGCGCGCATGGTGGTGTGCGCCTCGGAGCAAGCCGGTATGCCCAGCCCCACAGAGCACGACTAGTGGGGCGCCATCAAACTCTAGAGCGTCAGGGAATGCGGCGGACGTTGTGGTCTGGTCATTTCATACCCCTGCCCCTGTAACCGCATAAAACAGGAGCCGCTCTATGTATTTTGAAACCGAACAACACCGCGAGGTCGAGGCGCGCATGCTGCAAGAGGTCGCCGACAAATATGGCTACCAGATCGAGCGCTGCAGCAAGGCGTATCCGGTGGACGCCGTCTTTATGCGCAACGGTGTAGCCAAGCGTCTGGTCGAAGCGCGGCGCCGCTACAACTCGAAGGACGAATACCCAACCTTCAAGTGGAGCCTGCAGAAATACATACACGTCGCGCAATTCAGCGACGTCCTGCCGACCAGCCTCATTGTCGAATGGACTGAAGGCATCTACGCGCTGGATATCATGCGGAAGCAGTATCCGGTCGGCTTCTTCCGTCCGCGTGAGGCGCGACGAGAGGCGGACAACGAGCCATGCGTGGAGATTCCGGTGTCGGACTTTAAGGCGGTCATCGAGCGGCAATGATTAGCTGGTCACCATACCCCATGCGCGCCGAAGTCGCCGGTGTCGGCACCGCGTGGCTGCTCTACGTTCAGCCGCAGGGCGGCATGGCGAACGACATTTGGACGTTCGTGCCGGAGTCCACCGGCCAGCCGCTGCACGTCCGCAGCGACCAGTTCCATTTTTCAGAGAATCCGACTTTAGACATAGCAACTTTGGGCGCTGACACGGCTTAACAAATCGGTTCTGGGAGGGACCGCGCGTCAACCAGTCAGCGCCCATTACATTTTAGAGGGGAGAGCGCAGCGGAGTCTGCGCAGAGGGAGTGAACGAGCAGAAACAACGGTTTCAGCCGACCGAGCACCCTGTAATGAAGATCGACACCGATCTTTTGAGCAGGTTAGGGCCGGAGGAAGGCTGGCAATATCTCAAAACGAGGGAAGAGCTGATCGCGCGCGAGGCGAGCGATCCGTTCCGCTTTGGTTATGTCCCGCCGCTGTGGAAAAAGGCCAGCGAACTCCTCGATAAACACCGAGAGCTGCTCGTCATGGGCGGAAACAGAAGCGGAAAAACGGAGTGGGCGGCGAAGGAAGTCATCAAATTGATGCACAGCAAGGCCGGAGCTGTCGTCTGGTGCTTCGCCGAGACCTCCGCGACCAGCATCGAGTCGCAGCAGCCGCGCCTGTGGAAATTTATGCCCCCTGAGTGGCGCAATGCGCGCAAAAGTCAGGTCACAAACATCAGCTACACGGTCAAAAACGGCTTCTCGGAGGCCAAATTCGTGGCACCCAACGGTTCGATCTGCTGCTTTAAAAATTACGCGCAAGATTTGAGTGTCATAGAAGGCGCGGAGCTGGACATGGCATGGTGCGACGAGCTGGTCGGTCTAGATCTGCTCGAAACGCTGCGATTCCGGCTTGTAGACCGCAACGGCAAGCTGGCGGTGACGTTCACGCCGGTCCAAGGCTACAGTCCGACCGTCGCGTCCTACTTGAACGGAGCAAAAACGGTCGAGGACGCCGACGCCGAGCTGCTGCCGAAGCGCGCGGAGAAGGACGGCGAGCAAATCATTACCGGATACGAGAAAGTCCCGATCCTGCAGATGAGCACGCGCAACCGGCCGGTGCTCTACTTTCATACGCGCGCCAATCCATGGGCCGGATGGTCTCGTATGCGCAAGGAGCTGCAGAATGAGACCCGCGAGCGGATACTTTGTCGCGCCTATGGCGTGCCGACCAAGGCCATCTCCGGCCGCTTCCCATTATTCAACGAGAAGGTCCACGTCATCAGGCACAGCGACGTGCCGGAGGGCACGCGGTATCACTGGGTCGATCCGGCCAGCGGCAGAAACTGGTTTCAGCTCTGGTCCGTCCACGACTCGGCCGGTCGCTGCATAATTTACCGCGAATGGCCAAGCATGGACGACTACATCCCATCGATCGGATATGCCGGAGAGTGGGCGCTGCCGGACGGCAAGAAGATGGACGGCAAGGCGGGACCGGCGCAGAGCGATTTCGGCTTTGGCTTGGAGCGATACGTCGAGGAGATCAAGCGCGTCGAGAACGGCGAGAAGATCTTCGAGAGATACATGGACAGCCGCTTTGGCAACGCGCCAACGCTCGCGCGCGAGATGCCGACGACTCTGATCGATGAGATGGGCGAGCTGGGCGTGGACTTCCTCGCCGCACCGGCCGACTCGATTGACGAAGGTGTCGCCATGGTCAACTCCATGCTGCACTACAACAACGAGCAGCCCATCAGCGCGCTCAACCAGCCAAAGCTCTACATCTCCGAGCGTTGCAAGAACACGATCTATGCGCTGGCGACCTATACCGGAGCGGACGGCAAGAAGGGCGCGACGAAAGATCCGGTTGACTGCGTGAAATTTATCGCGCTCTCCGGCGCAGGAAACGTGGACGGCGAGACGCTCATGTCCCGCGGAGGAGGAAGCTACTAGTGGCTCCCACTGGCATAGTTCCCCCGCCCCCGCGCGCAAGGCCATGGCGCGGCCGCAGCAAGGAGCCGCCGCGCTGTGGCGTGTGTTCTAAGCGGCTTCGTATCGAGGACATCCACGGGGTGGACGAACAGCTCGGCCCCATCTGCCGCGAGTGCGGCCCGCATGTCGTGGCCGCCAACAACGTCATGTATCCCTTCTGGATATAACCATTCGCCATTCGCAAACAGCAAACACTCTATGTTCACAAAAACCAAAACCATACCAGTGGACCGCTATGCCGTGTCCGACAACTACGACCCAAAAGGCGCCCTTGCCTTCAGCCGCGAGCAGGCGCCCAATGCCTACTTGGCTGTGATGACGGAGCTGCAGGACCGCATTGCCGACGCCGTCACGTTGTGCAGCACGATGGCAACCTCGAAGGAGGGCGGATATCTCGCACACGCCGCCGGTCAGCTCTGCGCGCTGCAAGAACTGTGGGACGCGCTCGAAGCGCGCCGCGCGGAGTCGCATCGCGTGGAGTAGCTTTTGCGCCGTAGTCCAAGCGTGATTTGGGTTTCAGCAGCCAGTGTAAGCATGCGGCGACACTATGCCCGCGCAGTGCAGCGTGAAGTGAGCATTCCGGCTTCTTAAAATACTACTGGACATCCGTTCAGTATTACCGAATACTAGATATATCAACGTGGAGTCGCGCCCTCATGGCGCACAGGTGTTGATCGGACTGAGAGACGAACTCTCTGGCACCATCTTGGGAGGTTTAGACCATGGCGGAAGGGAAAGTGGCGTCGAACGACGCTGATGTAGATGTAGTTTCACTAGCTATTCAGGAGCTTTCTGGCGGCATGCCGGAACAGAAACTGGAAGAAGTGAAGTCGGCTGACGAAGCCGAAGATCTTTTACAAGACGAGACAAACGAAGAGGAGACCGAGGAGAACACCGAGGAAGCCTCCGAAGAGGACAGCACAGAAGAGTCTGGCGACTCGGAAGATTCCGAGGACAGCGAAGACGAGGAAGGCGAAGCGCCATCACCGGACAATGTCCAGAAGCGCATAAATAAACTGACGGCGCAAAAGAAGGCCGCAGCCGAAGAAGCCGCCACCGTCAAATCGCAATACGAAGAAGCGCAAAAGCGCCTTCAAGAGCTGGAGGCTCAGGTCAATGAGGCTTCGCGCCCGATCCTGCAGCCTAGCGCGGAGAACCCGCTCGCCGATGTCGATACCGCCGAAGCGCTTGATGCGAAAATCAAGAGCGCTCAGGAGGTTCGCCGCTGGGCATTAAAAAACAGCGACGGCGCCAGCGTAAGGAAGCCAGACGGAACCGAGACCTATCTCGATTCCGATGCGGTCAAAGAGTATTTGATCCGCGCGGACGATATCCTCGTAACGCATGCTCCCGCTCGACGCGAATGGCTTGCCCAGAGGCAGCCAGCAGTCGAAGCGGCCAAGAACCTGTTCCCCGACCTCTTCACAAAAGGCAGCGCGCTCAACCAAGCGTTCCAAGCGACCGTAAAACAAGCGCCGGAGCTACTGAAGCTCCCGCAAGTTGAATACTGGGTCGGCTTGGCGCTCTACGGTGAGCAGCAGCTCATGGCCAAGCAGGCAGCGTCCAACGCTAAAGCCGCCGCGTCGAAGAAAGTCTCGTCTAATAAGATCGCAAAGACACCTACCCCAGCGAATCCGATTAGCGCACCGAAAACTTCTACCAAAGGCGCCGTTTCTAAAGCGGCCAGAGACAGAGTTATGTCGAGTGGCAGGATCGATGATCTTGCCGATTACGTCTCGGAAGCTCTGTTCAACTAAGAACAACCTCACACTAGAAAGAAAAACTTACTATGGCAGCTCCCGCGGGACAATTGTTCCCCTCAGTTGGAAATAGGGAAGACATCCTTGATGTTCTTACCTACGTCGATAACAAAAACACACCCATCTCT